TGACGTACAGCGTCCAAATCCTCTACGCAAGGATGCGCACGGAGGAGTTCTTCCTCGACAATCTGTACGTCATTCTCTGCCAGAACCATAGCATCTGCTTCTGTAATACCATATTTGTAAACATGGTCGATGGTTGGAATGTCTAGTTCATCCAACTCTTCTTTGGAGATACCACGGTCTTCTAGGTTCCTGCCAATACCAATAGTGTCGATACCAAGGGTATCCTGATACACCTGAAGGCGCAAGCCTTCGTGTTTTACAAGTTCTTTCAGGAGATGTTCTTTACGATATTTCATTTCTCATGTCCCATCCATACGGCAAACGCGCCGGTCATTGCGCCAGTAACCACACTAACTAGACCTGCCTGTGCGTTGGTTGGGTCTGGTAGCGTCATAAACCACTCCACTACCCGCCAAGCGGATATTGACATCATAATCATCATCAAGCGGGGCAGTATCTTCCACTTGAGTAGTCTTTCCATTGTTACTTCTGCCACGATTAATCCTCGCCTGTTCTTCGGTTGTTCTGTCGTGCATACTCCACATCTGCAATAGGACTACCCTTTTCCAAATAACCTAGTAGCACTGCGAACACCAAAGCTGGCAGCAACGATAACACCAAGGCTATACTGATACCATGAAGGCATTGCTTGGAGTTGGGCAAATCCATTTGCCACTACTTCTTCCATACCCGGAATGAACGCAAGAATGAGAGGTATACTGAACAGAATAGTAAGCCACTCGTCTTTCCACGAAGACTTACTTCCTTTAGCCATTTCCAAATCCCAGTCAAGTTCGCCAGTAGCTTTCTTTTCCATGATTGTAGCTTCAGCTTTAGCCCGTGCAACTTTTGCACCAGTTTCTGCTTTAGTCTTTTCAACTTTTCCATTTAACCACGTCCCTGCCAGTTCAGCAACTGGCCCTATCAATAAGTTTAACATCCTTTAGTTCCTGTAGCTTTTTCTTGATTAAGAGTACACGAGTTTCTATATCCGGCTCCATATCAGCCAAACGAAACGTGCGTGGGTCTTTACCCGCCTCTGCGAAATCTTGCAGTCTTTTTTGCAATAGATTTAGGCTGGCGTACAAATTGTTTCCCCTTACGTGTTCCTTCTCTCTTAGCCTTAGTTGTAGCAGCATACTCTGCACTTGTCAAGGACTTTATTGCTTTTTCAGGCAAATACCTTTCACCTGTCTTGGCAGATGGCTTACCTGACTTTGTGCGCCACTTCTGCTTTGTCCAGTTTTTCAGGCTCTGTTGTGACTTTGCAATTGCCATTATTTTTCCTGTGACTTTCTAATTTGCTTGAATGTTTCTTGGATGCTTGGTGGCTTGGTTTCGTTAGGGTCATACTTACACTGAAACTCACGGGGGAACCATTCGTCCATACGAAAAAACAATGTGTCCACCGTATTGTTCACACCATGATAGACGCACACACGCTGCTTGTCTACCGTAGTGCAACCCTTCAACCTGCACGTTACATACTCTGGGTCTGCTGCTTTAGCAACTGTACCCTTCATAAAGACTACGAAGGCATACAAGGCTGCAGCACCTGCAGTGACCAGCAGTATCCATGCTACAATCTCTACAAACTTCTGTCTACGTTCACGTTGGCGGTAGAGTGTTTCTTTACGCTGCTTACGTATCTGGCCTTCCATCGCAACCAGTTCATCCCACTTAGACTTGCCCATCGTCAGGGAAATCCACTGCTGCAGTTCGTACCGCTGTGCCTCTGCCTTCTTCTTGTTGGCAAAGGCCATGACAGCTTCTTGTTCTACAGACTGTCCACCAAACAGCTTCTTAAATATTGGGGGATTCTTGGCCTCTTTCTGCGCTTGGTCTAGGTCACTCAATGCACCCATCCAACGTGACAAGTCTCCTGCCATCTGTTCGATGTCACGGCCTACTGCAAAACCTTTTTTAATTGCACCAAACGCTGCAGAAGCAGTCGCCATTGCGCTGATGGGGTCCATCTCAATATATCCTTACGTTGTCGGGGTTAACGTATTTAGGTACACAATAAGCTGTTACTCTGTCTTTTGGGTCTAAGTATGCGCTATACTGATAATTACCATACCTCTTTGCTGACTTCTCTGCAAAATAATTGCACTCGTTAATACTACGAAAGTGCATGTCGCCACTGATTAAGTTGCGAAACTCTCCTGTGCCTAAATAGACAAGAAGCAGAAATACGTGTTCCATATCATTTGTAACCGCCCCCTGCTTTCTTGTAGGCTGACGCAAGCATCTGCGCCTTACGTGCTGACCACTGACCGGGTGCGCCACCTTTACCGCCAGCTTTGATGCGGTTAAACTGTTGCTTTCTCATTCCGGGCTTAGTATAGTTGCCAGCTTCATTAACTCTTGATTTGCTCTTAGGCGCACCGCCTTGCGAAAGGCTAACCGTTCTAGTCTGTTTCGTTTTCGGCCTAGCTTGTGTGGCTTTGGTTTTTTTAGCGGCTGGCTTTTTAGTGACACGGGGCATCTCCTGTCTCCTATCTCGCTGGGTCAAAAAATTCTTCACAGGCAGTAGTGACAACTAGCTTACTAGCTGTACCTGCTGTGCATTTGATAATGTCACCTGCATGAAGATACAGGGGTCTGTCTACAGTAAATATAGACTCGTATGACCCACCCGCAATATTGTGAGCAGTCAACAAGTCATACTCTGCATTATCATCTGCATGAAAAAGATGTAGGCTCAAAGTCACGTTACCTGTGTGGTTATTACTTACAAACAAATTCTCCAAGTGTGAAGAGAAGTTTGCAGGTACAGTGTACACATTAGTCTTGTTAGTATTACCTAACGCAACTACCTCTGTACGAAACTTTGAGCCTGATTGTAGTACGGGCATTACTTCTTCTTCTTAGCCGCCATGCCGCCACGCATCATCTTCTTCTTGGCTACACCGCCACGCATCATTTTCTTTTTAGCCGCTGTCTTCATCATGCCGCCGCCCCGCATCTTTTTCTTAGTTGTGTGTACTGGCATCTCTCAATCTCCTTCTGTCAAGTACAAGTGCTTCATATGTGTCTGTCGGGAAGTTCTTATAATAGTCCGACTTCTCCAGACTTAACGCCGCATCATCAAGAAGCGACAGCTTCTGCACGAACACCATGCAGTATTCCAAGTCAGGGTCACTGACCCCCTCTTGTAGTAAAAAGTCTAGCCCAGCTTCTTCTGCACTATACTCTGGATGAAACTGCATCAGGTGCATGTCTTTACCCAGTACAGATAACATCTCGTTCATACCGTCACAGAAACCATCTAGGTATTCCATGTCCGGTAACATTTCACTGGCCCACACTACAATGTCGTAGTCGTGTGTGTCAAAGTCACGTACAGACTCTACCAGCCCATCCAGTCCTGTGTTGATACTGAATGTTACCTTGTTATCTGCCCACGCCTGTTTTGCGTAAGGGCAGGGAGGTAGGCCATTTAGTTTCTCATTAGGTACTTCAAGAAAGTTGTTTGACCAGTTACGAATATCCTGCTCTATCTTATGCACGGGGGTTTCGTTTACCTGCTGTTCGTGTACGAGCGTAAGACCTATTCTTGGACGCTGGCTTTACAGACAAGTTACCACGACGATTGTCACGAGGATTGCCGTTACGATGCGCTACATCTCTACCAGCTACAGCTACACCTGCCTTCTTCAACTTGTTACGTGCAGCATTGCGACTAGTACGCCGCTTGATCTGTGCTGGGCGTGACTGGTAGTTTGCATACTCTTTCTTGTAATTGCGTGGAGCAGCCATTACTTTTTCTTGGCAACCCCACCCTTGCGCATGAAGCCCATACGATTACGTACAGGGGTAGGCAGCTTCTTCAGCCCTTTATTGCCAGATGGCACAGGCTTTAGTGCGGCACCTCCACGATTCATGTTTGCAGCCTTTTTAATAAGCTGTTCTACTTTAGCTTGTTTCAATGCTCTTTTCTGGCGTTGAAATTGTTTATCGCCGTCAAACACACCATTGGCTTTGGCCTGATCAATGTTTTTAAGGTGCTGTGAGTATGGCACAGTTTTACTGACTGTGCGGCCAGTTTTAGGATTGACCGTAACATCAACTGTACGCTCTTTCTTCTTAGGTCTAGACGGCGGCGGTGTAGGGCGGCTTGTTGAGGCAGGTTTATCATTCTTCTTAGGCATACGTTTTGCAGAAGCACCTTCGGCTGTAGGCTTACTGGTTGTTGTCTTCTTCTTATTGGACAGTACAGACCCACCACCTTGTGCCGCTGACTTAGCTGCCAATCTACGTTGCCTTGCAGATACCCGTGCTTCGTCACGTGCTTGGTCAGATGTTTTGGAAGGCTTAGTTGTCTTTGGCTTATCTGCATCCTTGCCTGTGGCAGTAGAGCCAGCAGCTACACCTGCTACCGCTGTTGCTGCACCTGCAACCTTACCACCGCCGCTGCTCTTAGGCGGCTTCGGCAATGTAGTCGTATTTGGATTACGTGGACTAATCCTAGCCTGTGTCACCGGCTTTGTCAAATCTTGGACGATAGACTTACCCTTGTTAGAACTTGTGGTCGTTACGGTTGCATTCTTAGGCGGGGTACGGGTAGTAACACTACCTGCTTTAGCAAAACGCTTCTTAAATACTTCTGCTGCTTTTCTACTAGCAAACTTAAAAAATACTTTACCACCTGCAATAGCTAGGGGTACAAAAAATACTGCTGGGCCAGCCATGTGTTTATTCCTTTACCATTTAACTTTATGTGACCAGTATTTTGCAGACAGCTTTGTGGTCGGTTTGCCTTGCGCATCATGCCTTGCATAGTACGACTTCTTACGTGCCTTGTCCTTTGCTGTCTTAGGACTTTTGCCAGCACCTGATACACCTTGCTGTCCAAAGCGTATGAATTTATACTTACCACCCTCTGATGCCATTACACAGTGAGACTTCGTTGGATGCTTAGGTGTCCTCTTAGGCTTGTTCACGCCCTTGAGACCCTCTTCCTTCATCTTGTTCTTAACTCTCTCTGGAATACTCACAGGGAAATACCTTCTTTTGTGATAGGCTGCTCTACGCACTTGTACTGATACGTGTGTGGCACAGGGAATGCCATACGCATCTGTGCTACCATTTCGTGTACCCGCATAACACACTGACCTTCAGTCTCATAGGGACCAAGAGTATCTTCTGCCTCAATACATCTATCCGGCGCAGCCATGACACAAGCCAATACCAATGCTGTAAACATTTCATTTGTCCTCTGACCATCCTTCTGCCTTCATGGCATCTTCCACGTGCTTCAATGTGAATGAACGCCCATAGTGTGCCTCGACGGCTTGTCGCACGTAGAAGACATCACTGTGAGGGATATGGAGACGGTCCAGTGTATTAGTACGGATGGCATCATAGAATGCCTCCAGTACATTATCTGTGTATAGTTTTACGGATTTCTTTGCCATTGTCAAGAAAAAACTTTCATGTACGGGTTAAATACTAAGTTTACCACTTATAGTGTTCATTGTAAGTGTATTTAACATCTTTATCTAAAGACATTTAAGTGTATCACTGTAAGTGTAGTCTAGTTTATATAATTATACCTAAAAACACCCCCCTTGTCAATACATAAAATGTGTATGCCCCAAAAATACCTTAATGTTGCACAAAAATTAGGCACATTGCACAATGCTTGTGCATACATACTCAACAGTTACCCGTGTGGTTAACACTTAATTTTACTGATCTGTGTATTTATCCATGAACGTATACGTAGACCGGGGTGGTGGCCCATGCCTACCGTCGCTTGCCATGACAGTTTGACGCTGATTTGTGCTGATAAATCAATGCCTTGTGTTTAGTCAGCAAGAAAGCACTATATATAGGCATAGGCCGGTAACTGTTTATCCATCAGTTAACGTCAGCCCGTGACAGGCAAGGCCAAAGCTGTAGAGATTGCCGTTAAATCAAAGCGACGATGCATCTACTCAGCACAAGCCATGCAGCAACCATACCGTCAGCTTGTCTGACGTTCAGACAGCAATCCGGTGATACCGGGGAAAGAACAAACCAATGAAAAACGTACGTATCAACAAGACACAAATCGCAACCGCAACCGCTGCAGTCGAGGCCTTCAATAGTGCCGATGCATCAATCTGGATTGCCGTCGAGGCTGGCATAAAGCTTGGCAAGACATTGATCACAGTCACGGCCCGTTGCACTGATGAAAACGGCAAGCTTGATCAAGTTGCATTCGATGCGGCTCTTGTGGCCCTGAAATTGCGGGACCGCATCCGGGGCGATGAAGACAAGCGCACAACAGCGCAACGTGAAAAGAACGGCCTGTCCCGTGACAACCGTTCGCTTTGTATTCAGCTTGCCAAGGCCGGGTTGCCAAAGATCAAGAAAGCCTATGACAGGAAGGTGAAGGCCAACCCGTCATACAAGGCCAACAGCGTCAGCGGCATGATCAAGCTGATCAAGGCAACTGATCCGAAGGCCAAGGCAGCCGCCAAGAACAAGCCGCCAATGGCACTAGATCAAGCGATTGCAAACTATCTTGCCTTTGCCCGGAAGCATCACGGCATGACTAGCACCGAAGCGGTTGCAGCGGTTGCCAAGTTTTACGACAACCTGTCTGGCGCAATTGTTGATGCCGACAATGAGTTGGAAAAAGCACGCAAAGCTGCATAGCCTGTCTGAACTTCAGACAGCCGGGTCGCCCTTCGGGGCGGCCCTTTTTTTGTGCCTATTTTTTATCGGCCTGTTCCTATGACAGTAGTGGGGTGGCATGGTGTTGCAGCCTGTCTGAAGTTCAGACAAGTAAGTGAGGGGGGGTATGACAGTAGTGGGGTGGTGTTGGTGATGGTGCAGGGGTCGAAAAATAGTTTCTGAATGCTGGTTGTGTTTTGTGGTGGTGTTTGCTAATATGAGGAACATTATGGAAGTTGCATCACTGTGATGCAGCAGGGTCAATCACAGGTTGTCTGAAGTTCAGACAAGCAGATGGAAGGAGACAGACATGACAGACAAAGGTTTTGAGACAGGCAACGTGGTGCCTATCACGGTGGGTCGGGTGACCTCATCGTGGGTGCAGATGCCTAGCGAGGCGAACCAACGCACCAAGCGTGGGTACACATGCATGGACGTGGGGCAAGCTGACGCCTCGTGGTCTACCTATCTCAAGGCGGTGGATCAGGAGAAGCGGCAAGCTGTGTCTGCTAATCTTAAGGCAGTGTTGGAGCGTCACAAAAATCGTTCCTGACATCCGCTTTACATTGTGGATTGTTTGTGCTAAGTCTTATGCACAATTCGATATCAACTAGCTGTCTGAAGTTCAGACAAGGAGAACAGAAATGACTGAGGTTTATTTGGTGAACATGAAGCACGACAGTGCAGACTACACATCTACCCACTACAAGTCCGGTGATTGGATATGCTTCCGCAGTACGCATGACCTCAAGGCTGCGACTGACATGGCTGAGAGCCTACGTGAAGGTGGGTGGGAAGTGATCGTGCAGTCTGTGCTGCTGGATGCCAATGGGGGAGTGCAGCTTGATGGGTAAGATTGCAGGATGCATGTTCATGGTGGTGGTGAGTGCTTTTGTCTCGCCATTCGCCTTTATCAACTTGATGGAAACAGGTGGACCTATCTGGGCCTGTGCCTTGGTGGCATGTGGTGTCTGCTTTGGTGGCGGCTGGACGGCTGCTGCGTTCTATCTGGAGGAAAGATACGATGATTAACATGGATTTTGACAAGCTGCGTCTGCAAACATACATGGCGTATCAGGAGGACTGTATCTATGAGAAGCTGACGGCGGTGTCGTGGCAGACATGGAAGTCGGTTGTCTATGAACTAATGGCTACACGCAACCTGTCTGGTGAGAATGCGTGTATCGAAGCACACCCTGTGATCTTTCGCAGGTTCCACAACTAAGCTGTCTGAAGTTCAGACAAGGAGAACAGAGATGACGTATCAACTTATCGGCGTAGGCAACAATGCCAAGACCAT